TACTGGTGCTGTGAAACCGCCACTTTTTTTGTTGGTTGCGCCCATACGAGCTTGGGGCAAACGTTCACCGAACATCGGTTTCATTGCCCCTTGTTTCATCTTGGGTAGGTTTGGCGCTTTAAGCTGATTTTCCATTTGTGGTTTCTGCGGTGTAGCCGAATGTCTTGAGTCCTTCGTATACTAGACCATGAGTGGGGTCGGGCAGTTCAAAGTCGATAACGGCGATGTCTTCCCATTTCTTGCTCTTGAGTGGAGCGATGCGGTCTAGTTGTGAATATGATTCAATTTTAGCATCTTTACGAGCTTCGGTGATTTTTTGGGTCGCTACTTTGCCGACGAACTTGAGAGCTTCGATTTCGGAAGGTTCGCAAGAGTTGATTTTCAACTTTTTGACGCTGACAATGACGGGGATATTTTGGAAACTAACGTCATTGCTTGCGATGAAGTTGATGTCGGGAGCTGCGGTTGTGGGTTGGATATTTTGAAAGTCCGAAGCATTAACTAGGATTGCAGTCGATTTGGCTCTGGCTTCTACAATATCGATTTCGGTTTCATTATAAATACCTTCAGGAACTAAAAATCCGCTAGAGTTCAGATAAGCAGGAAAAATACGATATTTACGTGGAGGTGCTGGGTTAATTGCCATAGTTGTATAAGTGTAGATGTATTTATGATAGCAGAGATTGTTTGCCTTGCTCTCTAGCTTTAACTGCATCTTCAAGAGTATCATGGCTACCAAAATGAAATCGTTGTTTACCGATAACAACAGATGCACGATACTTTTTACCGCGCTTTATTATTCCAATCGGCAAAGTTGAAGGTTGTTTTGGTTCTTTGTAAAATAAATGTGCAAAAGTTTGGTCATTTTCGTAGTAGTATTTTTCAGCTTTAATTCTATGTTCTCTTGCTTCCTCTTCAGTTGCAAATGTTTTCAATGTTTTAGTTCTACCATTTACCCGAATAGTAGCAGTGTAACCGCCCTTCTTGTTTTCTACTACGCCAACACCGCAAAAATTGTGCTTTTGCAAACTAGTTTTTCTCAAGGCAATCAATTCAGGCTCCAAAGATAAGTCTCCACCCCAATAGAATTTCTCTGCTAGGTTCCTGACTTTATTAGCAACATCTTCTAATTCGTACACACCCAGAGAAATATTTTTACCTCCTGAAGTAATTCTTACCCTGTAAAAACCTTCTGAATTGAGTGAAACACCTCCTCCTTTTTCATGTGCAGCGTCAGTCAAAGTCCTAGCTAACTTTTGCAATTCTTTTAGCTCAGCTTCGGCTGAAGCATTGCTATACCAATAGAACTCTTCTGCAAGATATTTTACTCTTCTGGCAACTTCCTCGTCTTTAAATGTACCTAAAGACATATTAGATTTAGTTTCTAACATCCTAATTAAAACTTGCCAAAAGCCTCCTTTAGTTTTATACACGTTAGAACCTCTAACACGTTTAGCTTCCGCCATTTCTTTTAATGATTCTTCTGAATGGGTTTTACCGTAAAAAGAATTAAGCTCCCCTAAAGAACTTTCAACTTTGAGTTTACGTTTTTCGACTTCATCAGAATGTATTTTCCCAGCCGTTTTAGTGTAGCGAGTTTGATTGTAACTCATTCTCCAATTTGTAATAGCATCCAGATATTCTTGCTCCTTATCTAAAAGCCCATCTTTTGTTAATCCTGTGCAGTCCTCAAGCATTTCGATTTGAAAAACTGACTCTCCATGCAAATTATACACAGATTGTAAATGACAATTGTTGTGAGCGTTTCTAGATAATCTAGAGAAATGTTCCCTAAGTCTTGTGCGAATATTTTTGCTACTCCCGATATAGAAAAGTCTTGATTCAATATTAGAGATTTTATATATTCCTTGGACTCTAGGCACTGACTTAAAATTCATAATTCTTTACTGGTTAATCTGGAAATTAAAAAAGTGGCAGGACTCCAGAAGTCTGTTCGTATTGCAATTACTAGCCACTTATCTATAATAACAAAAACCCCTCAACCAACAATCTGTCGGAAGAGGGATTTAATTTTTAGTTACTTCAACTAAAATTAGGAAATAACAGTTTGACCGCGAGAACTATCAAAAGTCAAAAAGTCTGCAAGAGAAATAGACGACGCAATATTCACATTTTTAGCGACCTTCCTAGCCATTCCGCATTTTGCAATGGTTGGGGCAGCTATGAGTTGCATCGAAACTGACTCGCTGATATCTAAAATTGGGGTCTTCTGCCATGTGCGCTGAAAAATCCCACTACGCTGATTGTTCTCAATAGTTCCACCCAAGATACGATTGTACTGACCTTGACGGCTCAAGAACACAACAGTACCTTCGTCTAACAAGCGAGTAGGAGCCGACTGACCATTTGCGTCTGAAAGCTCTACTTGTCCATCTTCTAGAACAAACTTAGGCAAGAAACGACGACTCATTACTTCGTTGATTTGGTCAATCGAAGGAGTACCAGTGATAACATTACCAAGAACGTTAGCAGCAACTACAGCTTCCTTCACAGACTTACAACGAGCGATGTTCAGGAGCAAGCGCTCAGAAATTGCAATTTCGTCAGCAGGGAAACCATTGGTGTACTTGTACTGAGTGTGCATATCTGCAAGGTCTTGCAGAGGGTCTGCTGTCTCATGTTGAGTCCAGTCTCTCTTCAGAGAATCAGCAGTCTCAGTCCCGTTAAAATCAGTTTGATAGATTGGGAAGGGGAAGTGGTTGGCGCGGATGCCGATTGCTTTTGTCCAGTCAAGGTCTGCTTTCAAACCTGTACGTTGGTCAGTGTACTGCATCTTACCAGTCTGCAATGTCTGCCAAGCCAAATAGTCAATCAAGTTGATATGACCGCGAACAAGAGAGGCGAGAGTACCAAAGATATTCTTGGCAAGTTCGTTATCTTGACCCAACTGTACCTTACCTTCCGAAACTTGAATATTCTGAATGGTAATGCCACGAATCTTAGCAAGTTCAGAAACTTCAGCCATACGCCATTGAGTGTCTTCATCCCAGTGATAAGCAATCGCAGCTTTGTAGTTACGAGCTTGAATTTTGGAGAAGTCGCCTTTTTTGGCTTCAGGGTAGTCCTGACCAGTTGCAACAAGAGATGCAATGGGGTCAACGGTTGTCGAGATGTAAGCAAGCCAGTCACGACCAGTCTTCTCGATTAGAGGAACGTAAGTATTGAGAACCTTGGAGCGTTCCTTCAACTGACGGAGAGTGTTGTTTACAACGAGGTCGGCAGCTTTAGCAGCGCGTCCTTCTTTTAAGAAATTTTCAATATATGCCATTTTTTGTATGTTCTCCGTTATTTGTTGAAGTATGGTTTAATGTGCAAGTGCAGACCAAACAAACGCTTCAGTTGACGGTCAATGTAGGGCAAGTTATTTTGGTAAATACCTGCAATCTCAGAGATTACGGCAAAGTGACGGACAGGCTCACCAGTTAGGTCTACAGGGTCAGGATACAAACCAAGAACTTCTTCAACGTTAATACCAACAATAGAGTTGATAGGCAGAGCTTGAGCAGCGTTAGCAGCCAAAGTCACCGAACGAACACCAGTGGTAGCATTTTCAGCACCGATTGCGAGAATCGTACCCAGAGGAGTGAGGTTATCGCCTAAGTAACCAGCTTCAGTAGTTTCGACAACAACTTGACCAGCAGCACCAGAGGTAGTGAAGTACACATCATAGCTATCATTAGCGTAGATAGTAGCTACAGCAGTGGAACCAACTTGAGCGAAGGTAATACCAGCAGCCAACAGAGCAGCAGCGTTAGCGGTCGCAAAATCAGCAGCAGCGCCAGCACCAGTCTGAGTAGCACCTACAGTCGCAGAGTAAGTCACACCGCCAATCTTGGCAGTAATAACATCACCAGTTGCAAAAGTACCAACAAACTTGATTCGAGCGAAACAATGCTTTGCGTACAGTACATCACCAACCTTGAATTGAGAACAAGGAGTCTTCAATGAGATGGTGGGAGAGTTAGTAGCGGTCGCAGCGTTTAAGCGAGTGCGAGGGAGAAAACGGGCAACTCTTTCGCCAGAAGTGCCAGTAGTAGCGATAAATGAACCTTCAGGAGCCACTGCCTTACCTTCTGCATTGAGAAGAATATCAGCGCTCTTAATTTCAACACCATCAATTGCAACTTTCTTAGCTGCGGCGTTGAAGATAATAGCTCTACCGTTGCGGGTAATTGTTTGAGTTGTTAAATACATTGTGTTTTTTGCTCCTTATAGTCCGAAATCCAGACCCATAGCAATCAAGTCGCCCTTAGCAGCTTCTTCAAGGCTAGATGAGAAATTAGCAGTTGCAACTTCTTCAGCGCTAACAGAGAAGTCAGTGAACTGGGTAACATTAGCAACATTACGAAGCAAGCTGTAAGCAAACTCCGACATATTGAGTTGTTCTTGTAAGTCACGCGCACCATTGGTTTGAGCAATACCAGTAAACTGAGCAACACGTTGGCGAGGGTCAGAGAAGTTGCCGATAAGAGCTTCCTTCATTGCAGGGGTAATAATACCATCAACAACGTCTTGGCTAATACGAGCGTTCAAATCAGTCAAAGCTTGAGAAAGATTAGCTTCAAATTGAGCTTTGGCAAAGTTTGCATGTAAAGCTTCATTTTCTGCACGTACTCGTTGAATTTCATCGGCAACTGCACGATTAAAGTTAGCTTGGATTGCGGGATTATAAGCAGCCGCATAATCTGCGCCTTGTTGTGCCATAGCTGGTTCTTCTGCGCCTCCTTCAGCGCCTTCGGTTTCATATTGTGCTTCTAGAGCTTCGCGGTCAGCTTCTTCAACTCCGCTTGCAACTTCGATAATAGTTTGAATATCTTCGTCGTTAGCGTCAGGGAAAGCTCCAATCATTGCTTCGAGAATGTCAGCATCATCAACGATATTTTCACCGCTAATGTAGCCAGTTACGTCTTCTTCGCTCAAACCAGTAGCTTGAACGAGAGCTTGTACACCAGCATCAATGTCGCCTTCATATTGGGCTTCAATTAAGTCTAGAAGTAATTCGCCAAAAGCATTGGTAGGATTGAGTTCGGTCGCTCCTTCCATACCAGCGCCCTGAGCGCCTAAATCTTGTTCTTCATCCATTTTTATTATTTTCGTTTTTAGGATTACAACAATAATGCCACACTAATTTCTCAGCATGGCATTATTTATGGCTTTTTCCCGTAACTGACGTAATGACTGACTATTATTGAGTTTTATACTGCTCTTCTTCGAGGACTTTAGGTTTACGACTTGCTAACGCACCTAGAGCTAACAACCCACCTCCAGCGAGTAGCCCAGTACCAATAGCGGCGCGGTCAGCACCTTCGTTAGTATGTAAATAATCACCAATACCTTGTAGTGAGTTTGCTTTAGCTACTTTAGCTTTTGCCCCTTGAGCATTAGGTAGGATACTTAACGCTCGGTTTAATAGTCCTCCAGCTACTCCGCCTCTAGCATTACTGGCAGCATTTTTAAAAGTATTGCCCAAAGGGTCAGCAATGTATCTTCCTGCTTGCGTCAGTAAGCTAGGAGCGCTGATTGCATCACCAATTCTTCTCCCAATACCAAATTCAGCCTCAGACTTCAATCCACGTTGTTGAAATACAGCAGACTTACGAACCGACTTACTAAAATACTTGCCAGTAGGTTTGCCAGATTCAATCATTGAGTTGATTTCTTTAACACCCATACTTGCAGGAACTTTAGGCTCTCTCAACTTCTTTTTCTGCACCTTACCGCGTAAGGTAGCTTCGAGGCTGACAACTCCAGTATTGTCTTGAGGGATATATGTGCTACCTTTTTGGATTAGGCGTTGAATTGTAGCTGGGTCTTGGAAATTGGCTGATTTTCTCATTGTTTTCTCGAATCCAGTGGTATTGCGGATTCCTTGTCTGATATCTTGTCCCACTTCTTTTACATCCTTATTTAAGTAGTTTTTAATTTTTCCCCAGCGAGAAGGTTGTGAAACTTCTTGTGGTTGTGGCGGTCTATTTTCATAAGCTTTCCATTTTTGAGCCTGAGCATCCATACGAGCTTGTTGTACGGATTTGTCAGGTGTAGGTGGTGCGACATTTGCT